GCTTGGTAAGTGCCGCCGCAACGGTAGCCACATCCCCGGTCTCTCCCAGCTCAGTAAGCCTGGTTTCTGCTGCGGTCTGGATAGACTGCATATCCTGCGCGGTGATCGCAGCGGTATTCTGCCGAATAATCTCATTCAGCTGACCGCCGGAGAGGTCCTTTCCTTTGTCCAGCCTGCCCTGCATTTTCTGTGCATAGGCATTGTCCGGATCAATTTCCAGAGCCTCACCCACCAACTCCTGCTGAAAGCCGCCATAGGTGTTTTTGGCATAATCATTCTGCATAAAGGTGTTGTATGCAGTTTGTGGGCCAGCATGGATGGCACCGGAAGCAAAGCCAGCAACCATATCGAATGCCAGGTCATTTGCCATATCCAACCAAGCCTGTGTCTTGGCATCACCTTCCGCCAGGCCCTGGGACATATACTGCTCAACCAGACCGTAGAAATTGCTCTTATCCTGCAACACCAGCTGATCTGCAAAATTGTTCATCAGCGTAGTCGCGCCTTCTTCCAGTCCTTCCGCCGCACCCTGCTTTACGATATTCATGACAAGCTGACGCATGGTATTGGACGCGCCAATTTTCAGCAGATTGTCCACACCAAGCTTTTCTGCCAAAGCTTCTGCAAGGCCGCTCATAGTACCATATGCGATAGCTTGGTCGCCGTTTGCGCCACGCTTCAAGGCATCGTCCACACCGGACGCAGCTGCAGAGCCAAAGAACTGAACCAGAGCCTGTCCACTTCCTCCGGAATAGGCTGCCAGTGCGCTTTGTGCAATGCTGGTACCAAGGCCGTACACATCACCAAGGCCCTTGCCTCCAATAACCGGGATATTCTCATTCAGAGTGCCGTACTCATTCAGATGCTGGGAGATGCTACCAGTCACCATTTGGGAATACTCAAACGGAGAGATCTGCCCATCCGATTCCGGGATGTAGCCCAGTGTTCCCTGGGCAATCAAATCTCCCATGTAGTCTGCCATACCAAGCGGTGCTGTCAGAAGGGCACCTGCGGTGTGGGCTGCGCCTGCACCAAAACTGTCCGTTGCCCATCCCTGGATTTTTCGCAGCTGTTCCTGCTCCTGCTGGGTATTGAGCATGTTATTGATTGTTTGAGCATATTCCGCAGCCTTGCGTCTGTCCTGATTCCACAGGTAGCCAAAGGTCTGCTGTTGCTCCTCAGTCCACCTGTCATCAGGTTTCTTCATAGCTGTTTCCTGCTCACGATAGCCCTGAGAGACCTGCTGTGTAGTATGCACCGGCAGAGAAGTGTCCTGGCCAATATCACCAAGGTAACCCGCCAGCTTTTCAAACCAGCTCTTGTCTTCTTCGGCCTGCGCTTTACTCTGGGCAATTCTCTCCTGTGTCTGCAGGTAATCACCCCAGCCGGTCTGTGCCTCCTGCTGGTTCTTAACAGGATCATAGCCGCTGGTGATTTCCGCCATTCTCTGCTCATTCGCCTTTGCCTGCTCCATGGCCACTTTGAAGTCAGCCTCTGTTTTCCACTTGGAGTAATAATCAGAAATGCCCTTATAGTCTTTCTCCATGGAAGCAACGGTATTATGCCACTGGTTATCATCTACACTGCCACTTCCAAATACTCTAGACAGTCCATTCAGGCTTTCGGAAGTGTCAATATAACTGTCCATAGCCTTACGGTATGCAGCAAGGTCATCAGAAGAAAGGAAGCCGCCACTGCTGATTCTGCTTCTGTAAGATTCCATAGCGGATACAGATTCTTTGTGTCTCTTTTCCAGATCTGAAACATAGGCAGAATCATAAGAAATCTGGCTCCTATCGAGCTTAATTTTATCTTCATTATTCTTCCTTATGTCTTTTTGTGACAATTTCATGACAGCCATAGTATCACTCCTATTCTGCAAGATAAAGTTTAGGGCCTCCAATCAAAGAACCTTTAGGGGCAGGTTCCCGAACACTCTTTTGATTGCCAACATCAACCTCAACATACTTGTTCAGATCGCCCCTCCAAAGCCAATACTTACCGTTTGCCTTCCAAATGGTCTGATCCTTACCGGTAACACTTGTGCTCATACCAGAATTTACAAGCTTCGTACCGTTAATGTTGTTTGGCTGATAGCCATTACTGAAAGTGCCATTCTTGGCATCCTTGTTCTTTGTGCCGGTATAAGGATTGATTCCAGGTCCAAATGCCTGGGTTTTGCCCTCAGAATTCCGGAAAACAGGATTGCCATTATCGTCATATGTACCGGTAGCATACCACAGAGTGCTGGCAGGGGTATCGCCACCACCGGGGTTATCACCGTTGCCGCCTTTACCACCAGGACCTCCAGTAAGCGAAGCCTGTGACTGCTCCCATGCCCACTGCTCTCTGGTAAGGGCCATCTGCTCATCATACTGCCGCTGGGCCTCAGCAAATTCCTTCTGCCGCCATGCTTCTGCCAGTGCGTCCTGTTCCTGCTGATATTGATGGTTGCGGTCATCGATGAAGGAGCCGTAGCTGAAGTCACGATCATCGGCATACTTGCCATAGTCGTAGTCTCTCTCAGAATCGTATCTGCCGGTCAGATAGTCTCTCTCGGTGAGCCATGCATTCATACTATCCATGTAGCGGCCATAGTCCTGGTCCTCCTGCTGGGCCATCAGCGCAGCCTGGTTATACAGTTCCTGCCCCTCCTGGTTATACTGATCCAGAGCCATACCATACAGTTCCGGAACAATATCATTCAGTTGCTGAAGGTGTGCCTGGTATGCCTGCTGACCGACAGACTGTGCATAAGAGTTGCCGTAGCCGCCGGTCATAGCTTGGGCCTGTCCCATGGTGTCCATCATGGCCATCTTTCCCTGCTGAATATATTGGTCTGCATACTGCTGATAAAGAGCATCCCCGTTCAGATCATAGGAAAACTTATCCCGGTTCAGGATCTGGCCGATTTTATCGGTCAGCTGGCCCTGCCATGCAGACTGATACTCCCCGGGTTTACTCGCCATCTGCTGCTGCAGCAAAGCCTGGGCCTGTGTCACAGCATCACTGGGCGTATAGTCTGAATAAGAAAAGCCATTATTTTGCGTCTGTGCCGGTGCCGGTGTGCCGCCGGCGGTACCTGTAGCTGCAGGAGGGCTTGCGTTGTTTTGCTGAGCAGGGGCTTCACTGGTGGAGTTGCCACCAATATTCAGTGTCTGCCCGGCATAGATCAAATTAGGATTGGAGATACCATTGGTTTTTGCGATTTCCTGGTAGGTTGTTCCATGCTGTTTCGCAATATCATACAGGGTATCCCCTTTTTTTACGGTGTATTGAGCCATGTTTTATTCCTCCTATCTCATTTCCACCTGCCTACGATATAGACAGATGCTGCCGCGGTTGTATCTGCGCTAAAACCTACACTTCCAGAATTATGTATCCAGACTCCGCAGAGTTCCGTTCCATAGGTGAGTTTAAGATTCCACGGAAGGGCCCCTCCGCTATTGCCACCGGCATCATTCAGGGTGCCGATACCATAAATAGTTCCGGTTAGAGCAAATGGGTAGCTTCGTTCCCCACCAAGAATAGATCCGTTATGGTGGACAGCCGTGATGATGGTCCACAGTTCCGCAGTTCCATCTTTCCATTTGCGATATTTCCAGGCACCAGTTGTACCTTCCTCCACTACATGATTGCCCACTTTTGCGCCGTCAATGTAGACCCCATTTCCGAATATCGCTTTCCAGGAAGAATAGAATGTGTAATCCTCCGAATAGTCACAGTAAGAACCAATCGACACATTCTTGCCACCCTTACCAAGATGCAATGCCACATCCCGCGTAGGCACTTCCAAGGTTTTCAGATCATGCTCACCCAGATCATCCACCGCCCGGATTTGAACGGTGTAGGATTTTTGGAGGTCAAACACCACCCCGGAAAGCAAACCACTGTATTCATCTGTTGCCACACTATTCTTTGCAATTAGATTATTCCATAGGTGAACACTGTCGTTCCATCCCTCTGTAGATAGCTTTCTGCGCCATTGCAGCGCACAGAAGTTCTTCTGGGCACCGGAAGAGACAACCTTGTGGTAGTTCCGCGCAGCTTTGATCCACACAGAAGTGCTTGAACCAGTTCTTTTGCCGTTTCCGTCACTTCGGTAGCAAAGAATCGCGTTTTCGCTGCCAACCGGAACAACCAAAGGCTTCGAATACTGGATAACCTGGATCTGCTGCTCTTTAGAGCCTGTAAAGCCTCTGGAATCCTTAGCATATCCATATATTTTTACATTCCCGGGATTCTGCAGTGCATCAGATGTGAAGTTATTTGAGTTATATGCCTTACCGTCTACATTTCCAGAGTAGCTGTTGATTTTGGCGTTGTACTTACCACTGGCAGATACCGCAACATTCACTCTGGTTTTTCCCTGGATGTACAGACCATTAAATGTGCTTGGGAGAGATCCGTTGTTCGAGGAAACAGACAAGCTTACTGTGGGCTTTGTGGCAGCATTATCTGTCATAGTGTAAGTCTTATCCCTAAAATCGGCATAAGCTACGCCACCGACATAGGAGTAAAGGCCAATCCGGATAGGGCAGGAATTGCCTGCACATTTGTTTCTCAGCGCATTTCTTTCTGCATCCGTAAGTGACCATGTATAGCTGCCAGTGTTGGGGATATTCTCTCTGATACAAAGGTGGTCTCCTACAGGATTCGGCTCCAACCAAAGATCCACACGATATCCGCCGGGGTTGCTAAAGGAAATAGTGGGGTTACCTACATCCGAAAAATCATATGCTTCCGTAATAGTTGCCTGCCTTGGAATGCTATCCAGTGTCCAGTTACCGTTGGAGGTTTTGAGAACGCCGGTGTAGATAGATGTTGTCAGGCTCAGAGCGATTGTGAGATTTCCGTAAGTATCATGATTCACAACAAGAGAACCGCTAACACTGCCTTTTGCAGCAGGGAACTCTCTAGTATCCCAGGCCTTTTTGGGGCAGTAATACACTTGACTTCCTGCAATCGTCACTGTGGTTGGGCCAACCTGGTAGTAGGTTGCTTCACCGCCCAGAGAAGATAAGGTCCAGTTAATTGTAGAGCGGTTGTTTGCGATATCGGTTACCTGCTCACAGTAAAGCTGCAGGTATCTCCCTTGATAGGATACACTTGTTAAGGTAAATGTTCTTGCCATAGCTTACCCTCCTATCCAGGTGAATGCTAAGCCATCTGCTGTATCTGCGTTATATCCACCAAACTGTACCTCTCCAAGGAAAACAGATTTACCGACTATATACAGGCAACCTGCACCAATATAGGCAACTTCTGCACCGTACACATCGTAGAAAGAAAGTCTATCTGCCGTGAATCGCGCATACTTTGAGAAAGTACCATTCTCGGAGGTCTCGCCAACCTCTATACCATATACGGCATACCCGTTGTTGTCATAGCCAAGTAAACCTCTCTTGATATAGGCGTTGGTAGTGCGAACATTTTCCTCCAAATTGCCAAGGTTGGTGTTTATGGTCTGTATATTAGAGTAGGTTTCCGTGACACCTTTGGAATTCTCCTCTATCTTCCTGTTCGTTTCCACGAGATAAGTGCCGAAATCGGAGTCAGCGAAGTATTTGCCATCAAAATCGGTCAGAATGGTTTTCTCATAAGCCATCACAATATCCGCAGACTTGATGATCAGTGCCTTTATGGAATTGAAGGTGTCCTCTGCTTCCTTGGGGGAAAGAGATTCACTTTGCTGTACCCTCACAGTCGGCAATGCAGTTCCATTTCCGGTACCGACTGTTTCTATGGTATTAAAAGCCCAGTTGAGCTGCTCCACCAGCTGATACATGTAGCTCTGTACCTGTGCCAGTTTCCCTGCATCATTTTGCGCTGTAATATTCGGCAGTCGAAGGTTTATGCTCATGACAGCTCACTTCCTTGCTCAATGGTTTTGGTGATGGAGTAAATCTTTGCATTGCCAACGCCCTCAATGCGAAGCTTCATATGGTCGCACCGTCTGGGTCTGATGGGGATAGAGAAACTGCGCAGGCTTGTGCCATTGATTATACACACCTCATCCCAGCCATCCGCAAAGTCATACTGTGCAAGGAATCTGACCTCAGAGCCAATATCCATAGACATTCGCACCGTGATCCTGGAAATGTACTTCATATCCGGGCTGGAAATGCCGATCTCCCCGGTCTGTACCATCCATTCCACATCCCCGGCATCCTTTGTCCCAGAGCCAAGCATGGTGATGATTTTCCCGCCGCTGATTGCATACATCTCGCCATCACAGGAGCAGAAGGCGCTCACCTGCAGTCTATCTTCCTTGTGCCACATTCTCCTTGCCGTATCGTATACAAACAGATAATAGTCGGGGCTGATTGCCTCCTGCATGGAAATGTAATACTTATTGCCGTGGGCACCTGCAACAGCCCTTCCATAGTGCATATCTCCAAGGATAGAAGACACTTCCACCGGCAATGATCCATCGTAAGCACAGATTCCACTCCTTGCCTTGTAAAGCAAGGTCTCATTTACGATAGCGAGGCTCTTTTCACAGCCCTTCTGTACGCCTCTGCAGGCTGTAGTCTGTATCTGAAAGTTCGAAGGGTAGTTACCATACACCTTATGAACACAGTTTTCCTTGAAAAAGAGCGGATATCCCAGGTGGGTAATGGCACCGGTAAACTGTCCGTCCGTACCGCAGGAAGCCGCATAGCTGTCTGTGGAAATGCCCATAAAGCAGTTCCAGTTCTTGAAATCTCCAAGCTTGGAGGCGTAGATCTCATTGACCACCTGACCATTGTCAGCCACACCATACATACAGCCCCACAGACGGTTATCGGATTCAATCACGAAGTCCATTTTTGGCATAGACCTTTCCAGCCGGAGCTTAGATGTAGCCGTCACCGCTTCATCTAGAATGCCAACAATGACAACATAATCAAAGGTCCCCTCCGCTCTCGGGTTTTCCTCGCTGGTGTCACCGGGATCTCGGTATACAGCCCACAAAGGACACACCTGCCCTTCCACTTCTCCCAGCTGCGTGATCTGCTCCGGTATTCCAGATATCTTCACAGCATCATACTGGCTGAAGGATGCCGCAATGTTCGGCGCTGCGATCTTTACATAGGTGGTTGCAATCTGATTCCATATGGCTTGTGTCGCAGAGTATTGCTTCAAAACATGGGGAACAGATGATGTATCAATCCATAGCTGCATGTTTTCCGGGTTTTCTGGTGCATTGGGCTGCTTTACGGTTTCTTCATAGGCAGTACCGTCTACCTTGCACATTTCATAACTGGCAGTTACAGACTGACCTTCCACACCGGGATATGCCGCCTCAATGCTTCCAAAGTCCGTCATGTCCTTGGTGTTGATATACTTCTTATCCGGCATAATAATGACATAGGCGCCCATAGAGATCAGCTGCTTAGGCTCATCATTCAGCCCCATATCTACCGGATATTCGTTAATGACAAAGTTTCTGCCATCCACATAGCAAAGACTGTCCTTGGCAATCAGGCCGGTTGGATTGTTGGGTTTCGCATATTCGCCGCGCTTTCCTCTGGGAGAAAGAACAGGGTAATAATCGGAGGTCATATTCTTCATATCAAAGAATTCTCCGTCATTGATCCGCAGATTATGGTTGTATCCCTTGAACACATCTACCATTTGACGGCTGCTTTCCTGGGTATACAAAGTAGGGTATCTCATACTGCTCCCCCCTGTCAGAATAGGAATCGCCTGCCATGGCTCACAGGCTTGTGCATTCTGTTGTAGTAGATCTGGTAGGCTTCAAAAGCCGTATTGAACATGATAATGGCATTGTTATACTTGTCGTACTCGCCGTTGTGATAATCGATCTGAGCTTCCAGCCACCGCAGATAAACTTCATCATAGGGAGCCGGAACCAACAGCTCAGTATCAAGGCTTGTGCTGTCATCGTAGCCGGTAAAGGTAACAGTTTCTGCACCCTCATGGGTATCGATGATTTGATTTTTTACCATGCTATCCAGTCTGGACAGCCAATCCATCTTATCACTCTGGGTGTAGGTGTTGAATTTCAGCGCATCCAGTGTGCTAATTACCTCAATAATCTTCATTGGTATTCCCTCCTATCCAAAAAAGGGGAGCTATGAAGCCCCCCTCTGATTACTTGGATGCTCCCAGCATCTCATCTACACGCTTGTCCTGGGCCTCCTGCGCCTTCTGGGATCTGTAGAATTCCTCTGCAATGTGCTTGGGCACCTTAGAAGACTTGCCCTTGGGAAGCAGATAGGTGACACCATTGACGGCGATCATCAGATTGGGCTCGTCATTGGCATAGCCCTTGGGAACGAAGATCTCCACGCGCTCCTCCTCAGGTGCGGCAGATGCCTCCGTCTCATCCTTGGCAGCGGCATTTTCCTCTGCCTGTGCTTTCAGCGCTTCCAACTCAGCCTTGACAGCGGCCAGCTCTGCTTCCAAAAAAGGCTTAGTGCCGGGCTTGGGAGCCTCGTTCGCGGGGATGTTGGTGTTTTCGTTACTCATAGTAAATTCCTCCTAATAAATGAGAGGGGCAGGGCTCATGGCCTTGCCCCTCCAGGTAGCTTAGTTCACTGCGTCGGTTGCGCTGAAGCTGGAGCAGCTCATAACGCGAAGCAGACGCTCGGTGTACAGGATGGTAGCACCGTTGGTCTCGAACTTGTAGCCGATGGTGGAGAACTGGTTCAGAGGACCGCCCACCTGGCTCTTGTCCTTGACGATCATTTCCAGGGCACCGCCCTCGGGATCGATGATACCGAAGGCATCCTTGCCGAAGAAGTAGGTAGCGTAGGTCACGCCGCTGGCCTTGTTCTTGTAGGTGTCACCCAGGATGGGGGCGAACACATTCTCGATAAAGCGGCAGCCATGCAGCTCACCGATCTCACCGTTGAAGATCTCGGAGGTAGCCGCATACTTGTGGGCCTCGATCCACTCCTTGCTCTTGCGCAGGTCATAGGCCACACTGGGATGAATCACCGCATAATACTTTCCGTTGATGGTAGGAACGCGGTTCTTCTTCATGATGGTCACGGCCTTGGCAACACTGTCGGGAGTGAGCATGCACATAACCTCAGCAGTAGCCTCCATGGTAGCGGGGCTGGTGGGAGTGCCGGCAACAGCGCCGGTAGACAGAGTGATGTTGTCGCAGTACAGCACATTGGTGTTGACCAGCAGCGCATCACGGATCAAGGTCTCCTGGGTCTCCGCAGCGGAAGCGCCCATTTCCTCGGTAGCGCCCAGGATCACATCATCATAGGCGCGCAGCTCCAGCTTGTCAGTGATGGCAGCGTAAGTACCATACTGGTTGATAGAACCGGTCTTGGAGCTCATACCGAACTTCTGACCGGTGGGGATAACACCTTCCTGCAGCATACCGGCCTTGGCGAAGGTGTTCCACTTACGCCATTCCACGGTAGTACCGCGGTTGGCAGGCAGGTTCTGCTTCTTGGCGAACTGTGCATAGAACATCTCCACGCGGGCGTTTTCCAGAAGCTCGGTGTCATAGAACACCTTCAGCTCACCGCTCAGGGAGTTGGTGCCATCAAAGGCAGTGGTGCTGCCGTCGTAGGCGTTGACATAGTTGCCGGTAGCGTTGACCAGAGTGCCTGCGTCAGCGAACAACTGCAGGTTCATGGCGATAGCCAACAGATTATAAATAAGCTTTTTCATTTTTATTTCTCCTTCCGAAAAATGATGGTCTCAGAGGGAGAAAATTCCGCAGTTACACTTGACCGGGATAAATTTTCTCCCCGGAGCGAATTCTGTCCTTCAGCAACTTGCGCTGCTCAGGGCTCATGCTCCTATAATCGAATGTAGTCACGGAAGGGGCCTGACCGGAGGTGCCGTTCTCATCAGGACGGCGGCTGCCGGATGCAATCGCGTTGGAGATCTTCTGTGCGGTCTTCTGCGCTGCCACCTGCATAGACGCAGCCTGGATCTCATTACGATGCACAGCATAGTAAGCATCCTCCACACTGATACCCACATTGGGAGAGGTCATACGCGCAAACGCCGGGTTCTGCAGCTCTGTGCGAAGGTCGAAGTTGGGAAATACCTTCTTCATCGCCTCGCCCTGCTGTTCCAGCTTGATAATGTGCTGCTGGAATTTCTGCTGTTCCAGGGTGCGTTGCTGCTCTGCCTGCTGTCTCGCATTGTCACGCTCCTGCTGGTCGATCCTCTTTGCGGTCTCTACGGAGACACCCATTTCCAGGGCCTTGTCCTCGTAGAAGCTCTCATCATCGCTGATCGCCTTTGCCAGGGCATCATAATCGATGTTCGCCGGGTCTTGGCCATGCTTTCTTGCAAGCAGCTCCAATGCAGGAGTGAGCTTGCCTAAGCTTTCCTCAGCACCCTTAGCGGATCTCAAACGAGACTGTACAACAGCCTGCATCTGCTTGTTGTACTCAGGGTCTGCCATGATCTCATCCCAGCTCATACGGGCCGGGGCTTCGGTCTTCTTTTCTTCCGTGGGGTTCGCAGCGGCGGCCTGCTCCTGCTTCCCCTCCTGCGCCTTCCCCTGCTCAGCTGCGGCAGGTGCCGGGGCGGGAGTGTTCAGCTTGCACGCCCGATTCTTTCTAATTTTGTCTGCCGGAACACCCAATTCCAACAGCCTCTGCTGCCCGGGATCAGCAGCGTTTCCACCAGTAGCGGCTCCTTCTCCACCGCCATCCCCAGCACCTTCACCGGCGAACAGCTGCAGATTTAGCCATTTCTTGTTAAACATGAGTAAATCCTCCGATATAATCTGCCTCTTTCGGGGAGGCGAATCCCATATGGTGGAACAGAATGGATTTGAACCATTGGCCTCCGGGTTTCGACACAAGTCTACTCACCAGTGCTCTATCCAGACTGAGCTACTGTTCCGTGTCACCGAAATGCCGTTTTGCGGTACTTTTATCGGTGTCATTTCCCAACCATACGGCGGTTACCATTGCCTATATCTGCCCTGACGGCAGCCCTTTCACTTCGGGCAATGCACCGTATGGAATTTGGCTTTGGAGCAACCGGGGAGAGTTGAACTCCCAACCTGCCGATTACAAGTCGGCTGCTCTACCGATTGAGCTACGGTAGCGTGTAAGGCCGGTGTACTAATGCCGCCCACCGGCAGGCGGCTCTATGAAAGGAGGTGCACATGACCTAATTAAACTATACTCTTTTGGCCCCTTTGTTCTCTATCCCTGCACTATTGCCTAATTTCGTAGGAAACATAGTCCGGGTAATCGTGTGCCAGCAGGGCAAAACCCACGCACACAGAATCAAACACCAGTGTCACAGTTGCTTTGAGATTGTGTCTGGGCTTGCAGCTGATCTCCGTATCACCGGGATTATTCTGAATAATAGGATCTCTAACCTGCCCATGGTCTGCCATATTGGCCACATTAGCAGCCAGGGTATATGCCAGCATGGAAGCAGAGGCACACACCAGGTCATGCCCAGGCTCGCCACTGTTCGCATGTCCGGTCACTGTCAGCCGGTTATATTTGCGATAATATACTGCCTGAATCATTTCTTTCCCTCCTTTGCGGTCACCTTGCCACCGTCAGGCTGTGTTGCTGCATTGGAGCGGCTTCTGGCATTTGCCACAATTCCAGGCTCCTTTTTGCCAATGCCGGCAATATTGTCACTCTGGAACATCTGTGCATTGCCACCACCCATGGGAGCTGCACCACCGCCCATGGTCTGCATAATATCCTGGGCAATCATTTCAGCAGCTGCAGGATCTGCAACCTGTGCCAGCATCAAAGCCATCTGCATGTACTGCATAAGCTTCTGATACATGGTACCCATCTGGGCCACCTTCTGCATAATGCTGTCCTTGCCGTCAAAATCCATCATTTCCAGGCACATAAGCGTCTGATCTGTCATTTGCGGGTTAAAGAAGCCATGCTGGAAGAACTGCAATGCCAGCTCATTCTGGGATACCTTGGTGTAAACATTCTTCTTCTGGGCGGATACCTTGATATCAAACACAGGAAGACGGAAGCCCATATCCTGCCCAAAGTCGTTGCCCTGGTGCTGCTTAACAATCCCAGCATTGTCATAGCTCTCAAACTTCTGCATGCCATACTCGCCCACAATGCGGAACTGTCTGGGAATGTTATAGAACTGCCGGATCAGCTCAATGCACAGGTCCACAATCTGCGTATAGGCTCTGTAGGAGGTCTGTGTGCTGTCCTTGCTGCCCTTGCCGCTGGCTTCCTGCAGGGCTGCAATGGCAGAAGCAGCAGTTACACCGGAGCTGATATTGCCGGTGCTGGTCTCTGTGTTGCCGCTGGTCTCTCTCAGCTCCTGAATGGTCCTGTCCAGTACAGCTATGTAATTGGAATCCAGGGTATTATGCTCAATCCTGCGCAGGGCATTTTCATCCAGATTGCCTGTCACATCCACAAGAGGATTGTTTAGATCCAGGAACTGCTCTGCATTGACTCCACCATCCTGCCGTCTAAAATAGCGGGGAACCGCGCCAACCATAGCATTCTTTACAAAGCTGGTATTCAGCAGGTCAATAACCATCTGAGGATTGCGGCAAATATCCACATAGCCATAACCACAGGGGCTGCCCTCAATGGGATAAAGAGCATCAAATACATAAGGATACTTGCCATGGTCATACAGGCCAGCCATAGCCATGGGAGGCTTCATCTGCTGTGTGATTTCGTCCAGCACAGGCTGCATATCGTTCTCAGTGGCATACAGCACCTGATCTCCAACAAACTTACAGTATTGCAGGGTCTTCTTGCCATCAATAAACTTGTGGTAGTAGACCTCAATAACCGTGTGCTTGTTGGCTGTGTCCACCGTATCGTCATACAGGAACTTGGTGCTGATAAAAGATTTGCCCTTGAGCTTACCTTCCAGTTGGGGATATTTTGTCTCCAACACATCCTTATCACAAAGCTCTGTGTGGAAGAAGTAGCGGCTGCGCTGGATGTCTGTAACACCAGGCTCCCAGTAGATATTCAGCAGATTTACACGCTCCACGCTGATATCACCCAGGCCGTTGAGCTTGCCTTTATCCCACACTACCTTGTAAACACCGGTACCGGTCTTCAACTTCTGCCACATGGCATCAGAGTAGGTAGCCTCAAAATGATTCTGTTCCAGGATGCAGGGCACAATGGCAGACAGTTTCTGTGCCTCACCCTTGTCTGCTTCCTCTCTGGGCAGAATATTCGGCTCCGGGTAAGCCTCCATAGCGTCTGCATGCTTGCTGACGATTACATTGTGCAGCCAGCCGGAAGTAGCAGTAAAGCCACCGTCACCGCCAATGTTGGTAAGCTTCTGTTCCTCAATGGTATTGCGCAGCTTCCACCAGCTCTCAGAAGACAAAATGCGGTTTTCCGTCTGGGTTTTGCCTGCCTTGTACTTTTCCAGGACCTGAATAAACTTTTTCAGCTGCTCCGGGCCAATGGGCTGCACTGTGGTAGCGTTCATGGCCTCCGGTGCTGCAGGTTCCTTGGTCTTGATCTCCATAGGTTTGCTTTCCATATATGGTTCCTCCTATCAAATAAAGCCTCTGCGGCGTTGTTTATCTGTAAACTGGTCCAGCGGGTCAGACACAATAGGCTTAGGCTCCACAGGAATGATGGGCGATATGGGCCGTGACATGCACATATAGCGCACTTCATCCGGGCAGTGGTCCTCCAGCTTCGTGTCCAGGTCCTCCGGGTGGGTCTCTGAATACATCATCAGCGGCATAGTGCGGATAAATGCCTTGCAGTTGTTGAACACATACATCCGCGCATAGCCGTTCTGGTCAAATTGCAGCCGGTAATGCACCTGCATCCAGCCGGGAATGCGGTTGTTATCGCCGGGAGTAAAGTAAATGCCATACCTTGCAGCAGTCTCCGCAATACTCTCACCACGGCTCTGGTCCCAAATGGCCGGGTCTGCAACGCTGTCCACGATCTTGCGGCCCTTTAACCATGGGTGCTGCCGTTCAAACTCGCTGATCCTGCGGAACTGTTCATCCGGGGACCACTTCACGCCTTCATCCGGTGTCTGGGTACAGCCGTACATCTCCATGATCCGGTACAGTGTGCCATCATAGTCCACGGCCCAATAACCCAGGGAAAAAGGCTTATTGTAGCCAAAGTCATAGCTGCGCATGATATTCCAGCCGCGCTTCTCGCCTTGTGTAATGTCAAAAGGTTCTATTACATGTGTCCACCGGTGCTGTGCTATAGCTTCCTCCGGGGTAATGCCGGCATCTGCACACTTCTGAATATCCGGTGTTGTCCGGAAGTCCTCAAAGAACTGGCCCTCAAAGATATCCCACCTGCCATATAGCCACGCCTCACGCAGTTTTGGTGGAAGGGCCTCCAGCTGCTTGATATAGTCCGGCTGGCTGGCCATCAGAGCCTTATTATCCGTCACAAGGGATTGGATAAAGGTATAATCCTCCGGGTGTTCTCCGTCCTCATACTGCCTGTCAATGAATAGCCGCTTAAAGTAACCATGGCTGGCACCACCAGGGTTACAGGTGTAATAGATACGCTTAGGAAAGCTGTTGACACCACGCACACAGGCAGTGATCTTCTTGATCCACATTTCCTGCAGCTGGGTAGCTTCATCCAGAAAGATAATGTCATACTCAGCGCCCTGGTACTGGTCCAGATCCTTGTCATTGTTGCAGTAGCCAAATTTAATGGTGGCACCATTGGGGAAAGTGAATACCTTCTCTGTTTTGTTGTACCTGGCAATGCCATAAAGCTCTGTCCGCAGGAAATTAATATGGTTATTCACCAATTCAGGGAAGGTCCGGCGCACGATCAGTATCTTAATACCGTCACTATTGTCATCAGGACGCCCATAAAACAGGGCAAGCAGCTTTGCCTTGGTTCTCACACTCCAGCTCTTTCCACCGCCTCTGGCCCCACCAAAGCCAATATGCATAGTTTCAGCAGTAAGGAAAAGTTTCTGCTTCTCGCTAGGAGGATCAATTCTAAGTGTAGGCATCTATATCCCCTCCTATTTGCTATATTCCTCAAGATCACTACCAATAATGACCTTGATAGGTTCCTTGTTGCCACTGTCAGCCTCAGCAGTCTTGCGAAGGTTGGCAATTCTGGCCTCCTGCTCTTGCTTATCCAGCTCAGAGCGCAGCATCTTAACCTCTTTGATATCCTTAAGGGCAGAGGCAATCTGTTTAAGGCCCTGCCGGTCAACAATGCTTTTAGCCTCCAGCAGCTTTTCTTCCTCATGAATGGTCTCTTTGGTAGGCTTGTCTGGCCTAAGATCATTGTTGTATTCAATCACCTTGGTTTTATCCGTGTGCTTATACAGCTGCAGGTCAAGCTCTGTAATAGCCTGTTCCAGCTTCTCCAGGAGCTTGTCTGCCAGATCATCAATGCGAGCCATCTTGTCAGCCTTTTTGGAGCTGATTTTCTCAAGTGTTTTTGTGATAGTGTTGTTCCGATACTGTTCACGCTGGGCAATCCACCCTTCCTCCTTGGATCTGTGGCAGATTGCTTGATAGTTCACACCATGTTTCTGGGCCAACTTACGGTAGCTGGTGTCTGTGGTGATGTATTCTGTTTTAATAGCCTGCCAGTCTGCCATAAGCCCTCCCTCCCTTGCTCTTGATGGCTCTATCGTATCAAAATCAGCCGTTTGTTCTCTATCCTTGCACAGCTTGACTGAGCTTGGCTAAATACTTGACTGGTACTTGACTAAGTTAAAGGGGTCGAATTCGACCAGTTTAACCGCAAAAAAGAGGAGGCCGAAGCCTCCCCTAGTTAATAATCTTCACAACCAAAGCAATAATGTTGATAAGCAATGCCACACTATTTAACACCATTGCCGCGATTATCTTTTTCTGCGTCTTGTCCATCAGACCACCACCATGAAGTTCTCCCACTTCTTGTAGGCATCCACATACAGCTCACCCTTGTTGCCATTGAATGTCAGCTCATAGTACATACCATCAAAGAGAGTTGTGCTTGCCAGGGCCTTGCTGTTCTGTAGGGTCTTGCACATCCAGACGATGAACACATCATCCTCAGTGATCTGCTTACCGTCGCTCTTATCCAGGTGCTCATTGGCATACTGGGCAACAGTCTTCTTGCACAGGGCCACAAAGTCCTTTTCGTTCATAATGCTACCCCCTCAATCTCAGCTCTGACCTCCAGGCAGCGAAGGTAATTACCCATGGCGGATTTCTGCTCTTTCAGCAGTTCCAGGCTGCAGGTGGGTGTAAAGTCCAAAGTACCGGCCTCATACTTGATGCACATCTGGTGCAGTTTGTTGTACCGATCCTTCAGCTGCCAGTATTCCTTCTTCATCCGCTCCTTGTAGTCCGGCTCGTACTTGTCCAGCCATCCCATCTGCCAGGCCCTGAACAAGAAGCTGTCCAAAACCTTCATCTCATCGGGCCTGCTTTCTACATTGGTAGCCCGGATCAGATTCTCTTTTGCCTTTTGGATGATCTCAAATCTGTTATCTCCACAATTCTCCATATTGTTTACCCTCCTTTACCGAATCACAACCACAGCGCCGGTGTCGATCAGGTCTTTCAGCGCGTTCTCAAAGTAGCCTGCCACATTCCGGGTAGCTTCCAGCTTCCACACGCCGCCGTCTGCAGGGAAGAAGCCAATCTCACCGCACTCATTGATCCGCAGCAGGAACTCGCTTGCAGGCTGCTCCACCTCGATAAAGGTCCGGAAGGGCTGCAAGGTCACTCTGGGTTCGATCTTCACCATGGAATTCAGCGCGATACCGGACCGGGCTTCTACCTGCTGGGTCACACCATTGTCGGAGGAAATCACCTTGCTTTCATTGCTGATACTGGACAGCAGCTGCAGCAGATACTTGGTGCCTTCATTGGGGATGTACAGGCTCCGCAGCTCAATGACCGCCTTTTCATATACCATAAATCTGTCAGTGGTGACAGCCGGGGTATCGGCAACGCACTTGTACAGATACAGGCGGTCCTCATCAGCATCCAGGGAAGTGAACACAGACACGCTCTTGTAGTCCTTCACCTGGATGAAGATCTGCAGGCCCACATGCTCCGCTTCATTACGCACCATCTTGCAAATGCTGTCAAGGCCGGTCAGGTCAATGCAGCGCGGCATGGGCTTCTTGTCCTGGATGAGTACCATCTGCTGGTTGGAATACACAGATCCGTCAATCTCATGGAAAGTGGGAGCAGACATCCGCTCAATTTCTTTGATAGCTTCTTTCAACATAATAATTCCTCCTTAGTTTTGTGCAGCGATTTTCAGAATCTTGGGGGCTTCCTGTTCTTCACCGGTCATGCTGATCTGTCCGGGCACCTGGGGAATAATCTCCGCCAGCATCATTTCTCCGTTGCCGTCAGCAGTAATCACCAGGGATGTACCAACCGGGGTAACAGGAGCCAGTGTGGATTTTGCGGAAGCTTCAATTTTTACCACCTGCCGGTCATCGTCAGGGACCATTACAATGGTCAGAACCACTTTGCGCTTGACCTTCGCTTCCGTGTTCATGTCCAGGATATTGTCAACTACCCGGGATACCTCATAGTCAACGCGCTCCTGGATTGCGCCCTTCGCCATCTGCAAAAGGCTGCTTCTCTGATCGTTTGTCATTTGCTTACCTCCTAAGTATTTATAATATCTGCCATCGGCAGGGTATCACGCCTCATCATCTTCGACTCTGCCAAAATCGCAATCATCAAAAGCAAGACTAATTTCTTTCAAAAAGTTTTCGCTTTTTCGGTTGCAACATATCACAAACAAATCGCCCTTTTCGTCTTGGCAGATTTTTGTATATTGACAATCTCCGCACATTGAACTGCTCCATGTGCTCGATCAGCGTCACAGCCTCAGCATCCAGCGCTTCCGCAGTACCTTGGCTCATGTAGACCTCCATGCCCCGGCTGATCAGCTCTGCCACCGCTTTGGCGTGGTC